TATCAGATCCGGCAATTCCTGCAGCGACATCAGCAGGGATGCCTCGTCTACGGCGACTACGCGGCACGGGAGTTTGTCCGGGATATGGCCGGGCACGTGGTCAGCTCTATGGTGTACCGGCACAGCGAGAGCTACGTGCTGGATGAGGACTGCGTCTTATGATCGTCTTTTATAACTGCGAGAGGAGGTGATGCCTTATGAGGTTCATTCCGCACGAGTACCAAAAGCGCATGATCGACCGGATCTACGGCCAGGAGCGCGTCGGGCTTTTCCTGGACATGGGCCTCGGCTGAGGAAAGACCGTGATCACGCTGACCGCAGTGAAGGAGCTCCTGGATGACTTCGCCATCTCTCGCGTCCTGGTGATCGCGCCGAAGCGAGTGGCGGAGGATACCTGGACCCGGGAGACAGCCAAGTGGGACCACCTGCGGGGGCTCCGGGTCTCGCCGGTCCTCGGCAGCCAGCGGCAGCGGATCCAGGCGCTCTCCCGGAAGGCGGACATCTACGTGATCGGCCGGGACAACGTCCAGTGGCTGGTCACGCGGTATGGCAAGCTATGGCCGTTCGACATGGTGGTGATCGACGAGCTCTCCAGCTTCAAAAACCCCCAGGCGAAGCGCTTCCGGGAGCTGCGGAAGGTGATGCCGATGGTGGAGCGGGTGGTGGGCCTCACGGGCACGCCCTCCCCCAATGGCCTCATGGACCTCTGGGCGGAGATCTATCTCCTGGACCGCGGGGAGAGACTGGGCCGCACAATTGGAGCCTATCGTGAGCGGTGGTTTCGGCCGGCGCTGCAGAACGGCTTCGTGGTTTACAAGTGGGCACCGGTCAGAGGAGCCGCGGATGAAATACGCGAACGCATAAGCGACATTTGCGTCAGCATGAGCGCGGCGGACTACCTGGAACTTCCGGACAGGATCGACCGGGAGATCCCGGTGAAGCTGTCAGACGATGAGATGCAGCAGTACCGGCTCCTGGAGAGGACCCAGATCCTGCAGCTGAAGAGCGGGGAGGTGGTGGCGGCCTTAAACGCGGCGGCGGTCATGACCAAGCTCCTGCAGCTCTCGAACGGGTCCGCCTACGCGGACGACGGATCCGTGGTCAGGATCCACGAGAGGAAGCTGGACGCCCTGGAGGAGATCGTGGACACAACCGACGGGCCGGTCCTGGTCTTCTACAGCTTCCGCCACGACCTGCAGGCCATAAAGGACCGGATCCCAGAGGCACGGGAGCTGTCGGGCCCGGACGACATCTCAGCGTGGAACCGCGGCGAGATCCGGGTGCTTCTGGCCCATCCTGCGTCGGTCGGCTACGGCCTGAACCTGCAGGACGGCGGTCATGTGATCGTCTGGTACGGCCTCACCTGGTCTCTGGAGCTTTACCAGCAGGCGAACGCGCGACTGCACCGGCAGGGCCAGACGAGGCCGGTCATTATCCACCACCTGATCGCGGAGGGCACTGTCGACGAGCAGGTGATGCGAGCACTCAAGGCGAAGGACACAGGGCAGTCGGCGCTTTTGGCGGCCCTAAAAGAAAGGAGGACGGCTGAGCAATGGCGGGACTCATAATAACGGTCATCAGCTGCATATTCTTGATCCTGCTAGGTCTGGAGCTGGTGATCGGTGTGGGGATTATGCTTTTCGTTGCGATCGCGGACACCCTTGACGACTGGAGGCACAGAAAATGACGGACAAGGACAAATTGTTTCTGAAAGATATCCTGAAGCCGATCAGGCGGATGCCTCCGCTGCAGGATACCTACTCAGCACGGCATCTGCCTTTTGGCAGGCTCACAGCTTACGGGCAGAGAAAGAAAGAGGAGGAGGAGCAGAAGCATGAGAAACTTTAGGTTTAGGTCCTGGGCGTCTACGGACGAGGAGAGGGAGGCCATGCTGCTCGAGCCTTTGGTGCGGGAGGGCAGCACGATAGGTTTTAAGGTCTGGGTGACCACGGAGGAGGAGCGGGACGCCGTGATCGCGGCAGCGGAGGACGTCGGGCTACTTGTCTCAGAGGCAGCAAGGTCTACGGCCTCGCCGCCCTGCGGGCTCATAGTCCTGGAAGACTCCCGGGTGGTGCTCTGGTGTGGCTCCTGGGGCGACGCCGGCAGTTTGCTTCCGGATGTCACCCCGGAGGAAGCGCCGAAGCGCCTCCTCCAGGATTTCCCTCGGGACAAGGTGGAGACTCCGGACGATCCGGTACAGCACCCGGCGCACTACACCACCGGGAAGATCGAGTGCATTGACTACATCGAGGACAAGGAGCTGGGCTTCCACCTGGGGAACGCGGTGAAGTACATCACCAGGGCGGGTAAGAAGGACCCGGCGAAGACCGTCGAGGACCTGGAGAAGGCTATCTGGTACATCCAGCGGAAGATCGAGCTGCTGAAGGAGGAAGAGAAATGACTACACTGGGAGAACTGCTGGACCTGATCGACCTGAACAGCAGAGACGTTGTGGAGCTTTTGGACGACTACGGGGCAATGCTGCGGGGGTACCCAAAGTCGTATCTTTGGGCGCCGTACAGAGGACGGGCCGTGAAGACTATCCGCCCCAGAGACAACGTCCTGCAGGTCTGGCTGAAGGAGGAAGAAGAATGATCCTGATAGACGAGGAGATGCCGGACTGCTGCATGAATTGTTTTGCGGCGGGCATCTACGGCTGTACCCTCTTAGAGCAGCTTTTGGCTAAGTCGTCCAGACTGGCAGACTGCCCGCTGATCGAAGTCGAAGAGAAGAGGATCCGGGAGAGAGTCAGCCACGTGGACTGGCAGGACCGGACGGTGTACGTGCGAAAGGAGGAGAATCATGATCGCTGAGAAAATCGGACAGGCAGCCCTGCTGGAGCAGACCGCCGAGGAGGCCGCTGAGCTGGCCCACGCGGCTCTGAAGCTGGCCAGGATCCTCCGGGGCGAGAATCCCACGCCGGTGGATGCTGTAAACGCCAGGAAGGCCCTGTGCGAGGAATACGCGGATCTGCAGGTGTGCATCACTGAGCTGACGGCCTCCGGCTATGTGGATCTTGCCACGGTGGTGCGGATCATGGACAGCAAGCGCCAGAGATGGGAGCACCGCCTCCTGGAGTCAGGATCGGCCTTGCTTACGCCTGCCGGAAAGAGCGCCATATTGCAGAGACTGGGAGGTGACAAACATGTGGAATCTTAAACCCTGTCCTTTCTGCGGGGGAAATGCGGTTTTAATAAAAAAACCGTGCCCAGCACCATTTCCATATTTTGTAAGGTGCGAAAATTTTTATGCGTGCCCCGCCAAGATTGTCGCAACGTGCAGCCGTAGAACGCCAGAGGAAGCTATCAAAATCTGGAACCACCGCCCAGGAGAAGAGGACGCGTACCTCCGGGGAGTACAGAGGCTGCCGATGGAACCGTGGGAAGGAGGGGAACAGGACGGAACTGAAAGAGACTTATGATCGCCTCCTGCTCCCGCGCCGGCTGGCCGACGACATCCACCGCCTGGACCTCCGCCGCGAGGAGCTGATCACGAAGCTGCTGCCGAAGGCCATCACCTATGACACGGACCGGGTGCAGACAACCCCGGAAGACCGGGTGGCCGTGGTCATGGCTGAGGTGGACGAGCTGGACCGGAAGATCGAAGAGCTGAAACGGCAGCGTTTCGAGTCGATCCAGGAGATCGCCAGGGAGATCGACCTGCTGGAGGACAGCCGGGAGCGAGCGATCCTCGACGCGTACTACCTGAGCGGTAGGTCAATGGAGAGCATCGCGGAGCACGCTCACTATAGTCTGTCGCACACCTACGCCCTCCGAAGGCATGGGATCCAGAACATAATAAAAATCATAAATGGAATCGCGATATAATATAAATTGCGATACAAGGGAGAGGCTGCGGAAGCAGCCCCTCCCTTTTTGTGTCCTCCTAAACGGGCCCGGGGAGACCGGGCCCGAAGGATTAAAGAAAGAGAGGCTGAACGTGCGGAAGTGGGACCCATGGCTGACCGAGGACGGCCTGCTGCGGATCCGCGGCTGGGCACGGGACGGCCTGACAGACAAAGACATCGCGAAGAATATGCGCGTCAGCTGCTCCACCCTGCGGGGGTGGAAAAAGCGCCACGCAGCGATCGCGGAGGCCCTGAGCCAGGGCAAGGACGCGGCGGACCGCGTAGTGGAGAACGCGCTCTACATGAGCGCCATCGGCTTCACGAAGACGGTGAGGAAGCCCGTTAAGGTGAAGCAGATCGACTATGACCCGGAGACCGGGAAGAAGATCGCCGAGCGGGAGAGGTACGTTGCAGTCGAGGAGGAGATCTTCGTCCCTCCCCAGGTGACCGCGCAGATCTTCTGGCTGAAGAACCGGAAGCCGGAGCAGTGGCGGGACAAGCAGGAGTAC